AATCTTGACAATTGAGTGTAGAGTATAGAAGTAAATCTATCATGGGATGAACGCTCCGTTCCGCGACTTACTTGCGTCCCACAGAGTGGGATGAACGACAGGTCTATTATAGACCCTCTTTAGTATATAGTCAAGCACTATTGTATTTTATAATACAATTTGAAAAAACCTTACAGGTCAAAAATTTTGGGGAATTTTTTTCCGGTATTTTTGGAATCACTTCCGCTTTTTGGTTTCGGGTGCCTTTGCACCATATAGTTTGGGATTGATCCTACCCTCAGTCTGATTCATGGTCACGAAACCTTTCTTATACTTATCATAGTAGTGATCAAAGATTTCAGATTGCTTTGCTGCTGCCGCAATATCATAAGAACTAGTAGCACCACCATCAACTTTATATTCAACTAAGAATGAATTGTTAGGCAGTTCACGATCCTCTGCTCTTTCTGGATCGCAGTTTTCAAACAAAATTTTCATAAGGTTCACGAACGTCCTCCCCATTGAATGTCGGGATATGCTTCTGCAACAATTTCTTTTGTAATTTTATATCTGTCAGACAATTTCTTGTCCTTACATAAGCAAAGAATTTCTGCCTCTAGTGGATGAAGACCCTCAAGAACATTGATAAACATTGTCTCACGACGGACAGCACTCAGTCCATCGTTTCCACCCTTAATAAAATGATAGAAGTTCTTATATTCTCTACGGATTGATGTGTGTCCATTTCTGTCACTGGAACCCATAGAAAATGAATCCGTTTCATGCATTCTACGAACAGATTCATCAATCTTTGTGGAAAGAGTTCCATTATGTGATGCCTGGTCTTCAAATCCAGAATAAGGAACATCTCCATCTGGAAGCATTGACTTCACACTTTCATCAAAGTTCCAAATAAACAGTGCCTTGAGAGAAATGTGTTCAAACTTTTTGAGCACCTCAATTTTTTTTGCTTTACTCCTTTGCTTGGAAACAAGATCCAAAACTTCAAAAGCAAACGGATTATTTGGAAGATCTAATGATGCTGTTTTAGTCTTCGTCGTTTTCTTCTTCGTTGTCGTACTCATAATTTTCAAAATTAAATGCGATTACTTCATCGGGTATCAGGTTGCCCTGATTATCAAACATCTCGGGATGAGGTCTTGGTACTTCCCGATAATTCATCATATATTCTCTAGCAGTCCAACCACCTATTAGTCCCACGATAAGAAATAAAACGGTTAGGAATGAACCAAAAACTAAACTAGCTGCTAACATTTTTCTTTCTCCGGGAAACTACTTTTCTTTTCCTTGTATTGATGGAAAACTCAAAATAGATAGTTACTTCCCGTCTCAGAAAGCAAACCATCTTTTCAAAGATAATATGAAATGGTTGTGTCTGCTTTCTTTTACCTCCATTAAGCAAAAATTCAACACCACGATTCTTGTGGTCGTTGTTTTTATTTATGTTAAGATTTGATGACTTGTCGTTCTCTGAGAAATTTGATTGTATCAACACACCCTCCCAATTTTTCATCATCACAAATTACTTGAGGAAAAGTAGACCCCTCCCCAAACTTAGCATAGAACTCCTCTCGTGTAAAGTCTTCATCGAGGGTTTGAGTTTCAAAACTACTACCTGTCATTTCCAACACTTGTTTGACTTTATAACAGTATGGGCAGTTTTGTTTTGAGTATACGGAAAATTTCATAAGATTATTTTCTAATTATACATTCAGTCCAAGTATAGCACAAATTCAATAAATTACAAAAAAAGGAAGAAGATTTCTCTCCTCCCCATTATACTTAGAAAAATAAATCAGAGTGCGTTCAGTGCATTCTGTGCTTCGGTTTCTTTTGTTGCTGCGGCAGTATTCTTGGTTGCTGCGGTGTCTGTATCACCACTCAGTTCGGCATCATTTGCTTCTTCACGAAGAACTGCTGCTTCATCAAGAGGTGTCTTAACAGAATTGTACTGTGTTTCGGTCAGTTCAATGACAGCATTCTTAGAACCTACAGTAATTGTAGAGATGCCAGTGCTGTCAGGAACTTTAGAAAGACAGACATCAACACCATCAGAATCATGCATCCAGATATTTACATCCAAACCAGGATAATCTGCTTCTGGATGATGCTGCTCTACTTCGTTGGCAGTGGTCAACCAGTTACCATTCTTTTTCCAATAATGTTTTAAATATTTTGTCATTTTCTTGAAAATAGTTTTCAAATATTTATACTACAGGAACTCCGTATTGTTGTGACAACTGACGATTGATATCATCCATACTTGGTTGACCCTTCACAGTAGCCCAACACACAATGCTATATCTTTTGCCTCTTGTCACTGGTTCTACTCCGTGCATGTAGTAGTGACTAGATGGGAAACAAACCATCATACCAGGTTCAGGTCTTACTCGGATATGATGTTCTGGAAAAATAAAATCACCACCTTCAAAATCATCATTTAGATAGAACACCATTGAGATATCCCTATCTGTAGATTTCTTCCAGATATGTTCTCCCTTTGGTGTGACCCAGATACTCTCTCCATCAATGTGAGGTTTATAGTGTCCACCAATACCATAGGATAAAACCTGTGGAACTTCACTACTATCAACTTCAATACCATAAAAAGGATTGATGATTTCTTTTACGGCATGACGGAGGAGATCTTCAATCTTGGGAAACAATGGTCCCATGGGAACAATCTGAGTATCTCTTGTTTTCTTATCAACCTGCCACGAAGTCTCTCCGGTTCTATTTGTAGTCTCCGCATCAAACACAGAAAGATCTTCACAAGGAGATCTCTTGATATGATCGACCATCTCCCGAATACCTTCGGGAGAAATTACATTAGGTCGAATTAAAATATGAGTCAGTGGATTATCAATCATATATTCAGTGTTTTGTCTATTATAGCATATTATTGTGGGTTGGCATTTTCTGCTGCTGAGAATCCTCCACCACTCAGTCTATTGAGCTTTGTTGGTCCTCTGAGCACTGCTGTATTTGTATCATTGGCATAATCAAGACGTTGTACTCTTGAATTTCCGGCAGGACTAGGACCAGGATCACCACCAGTAAAGTAACCAAAGTTAAGATTACCTGTTGCTTGTAATCGTTCTGCATCTTCTGCTAATGGTCCTCTCACTAATGCCGTAGCAGTATCATTAGAATAATCAACACGTTGTACATCAGAATCACTACTATAACCACCACCCCAGTAACCAAAGTTAGCATTACCGGTTGCCGCAAGACGGCCGAGTCCCTCATATAATGGTCCCTTTGCCACTGCCGTTGCCGTATCATTAGAATAATCAATACGGTCTACTATTGATTCATAAACCCATCCACCACCAAAGTAACCAAATGATTGATTACCTGTTGCTCCCAACCTATTTCTAGCAGCACTCAATGGTCCTTTAGGTGATGCCGTAGCAGTATCGTTAGAGTAATCAATACGATCTACTGATGATGATGTACTCGGAGCATTTCCACCACCAAAATATCCAAAAGAATTATTACCAGTTGCTGCACCATAAACTCTAGCAAGACTCAATGGACCTTTTGTTACTGCAACTGCAGTATCATTATTATAATCAATACGATCCACTGATGATAATGGTCCAGGACTACCACCACCTACATAACCGAAATTAACACTACCAGTTGCACCACCAATATAATCTCTTTGTACTGTCAGACTTCCCTTTTGTACTCCTGTTACAGTATCATTGTTGAAGTTAATTCGATCAATATATGTTAGTGGATATGTGGACGGAGAACCAGTAGTGCTGACATATCCACCAGCAAAGTATCCAAAAGATGTAATTGGATATACCTGAGTCAAAATATTTTCAACCAGTGCTGGACCCAATATATTATCGAATCCATTTTCTTTGGCACCTGTTGCTCCCATATAAGCTCTACCAACAGATAAGTTACCTCTTGGTGATGCCGTTGCGGTATCATTAGAATAATCTACACGGTCAATGACCGTCTGGTTCGAGTTACCAGCAAAATAACCATGAGTGGAAGTGCCTGTTGCTCCCATGTAATTTCTGTTACCCGTTAATGGTCCTTTTGCCACTGCCGTTGCGGTATCATTACTGTAATCAACACGGTCTACTTTTGATCCACCAGGATAACCACCACCAAAGTATCCAAAGGAAGAATTACCTGTTGCTCCACTCGTACCATATCTACCATTACTCAGTGGTCCCTTTACTACTGATACTGCACTGTCATTAGAGTAGTCAATACGAGTTACTGTTGATATTGCACCACCAAAAGCAGAACCACCAGCAGTGTAACCAAAATCTTGATTACCTGTAGCACCATGATAAACGGAAGGACTTGCTAGATTACCTCTTGCTGGTGCATCTGCAGTGTCATTTGCATAATCAATACGGTCCACTCTTGTAGGACCAGGAGTACCACCAACCGCATATCCAAAGTCTTTATTACCCACTCCTGCTACAAATTGTCTAGCAAGACTCAATGGTCCTTTTGGTGATGCCGTTGCAGTATCATTCAAGTAATCAATACGTTGAACTAATGAGAGATCTGAAGGAGATGGTATTGCTGGATTGTTTCCACCCACGGCATAACCATGAGTACCACTACTTACTGCACTATTTCGTTGCGTCCTAGTTGCCAATGATCCTTTTGCCACTGCTCTTGCGGTATCATTGGAATAATCAATACGATCTACAATTGATTCCCAGTTAGGATTTGTCGCAGTTTGTCTACCAGCAACAAAGTAACCCATGTTAGAAGTTCCATAAGTTCCTTTCGGATAAATCACTGTTCCTATTTGTGTTTTTGGAAGTCCAGCATCTTTAGGACTCATTCCTGCCAGACCCCATCTAGACTGAGTCAATGGTCCTTTTATTGTTGCCGTAGCAGTATCATTGGCATAATCAATACGCTGTACTGATGATAATGTACCAGGTGAACCACCACCAAAGTAACCATGAGTGACACTACTTGCCGAACCAGGATTTGAACCCTGATAGGCAGTTGGTCCCTTAGGTGATGCCGTTGCGGTATCATTACTGTAATCAACACGGTCTACTACTGTATTTGAAGGACTGGTGCCACTAGCAAAATATCCAAAGTCAGCAGTACCCGTTGCTGCCAACTTTCTTCTACCTAAAGATAAATTTCCCTTTGGTGATGCTGTTGCGGTGTCATTAGCATAATCAATACGATCTACTTTTGATAGATTGAAAGAAGGATTACCACCACCAAAATAACCAAAACTGGAATTGCCTGCTGCTGAAAGGAGATATCTAGCACTAATCAACGGACCTTTGACTACTGACGTTGCAGAGTCATTAGAATAATCAACACGTTCTACTGATGATGATGTACTCGGAGCATCACCACCACCAATGTAACCAAAGTCTTTATTACCTGTTGCTGCATGTGATCTATATCTAGTTTGACTTAATGGACCTCTGAGTACAGAGTTTGCAGTATCATTGGCAAAATCAATACGTTCTACTGTTGATACATGATTAGCATTACGTCCACCAAGTGTATAACCATGTGTAAGGCTGGCAACACCAGTAGTATATGCTGCTCCAGCAGTCAATGGTCCTTTTACTGATGCCGTGGAAGTATCATTAGAGTAGTCAATACGATCTACTACTGTTGATGGTGATGGATAACTACCAGCAAAACCACCAGCCATATAACCAAAATCAGTTCCGGCAGGAACAGGACCAGGAGCACTAAAATTACCGAATGCTACTGGTACTTCTAAGATACCAGGTCCTAGTGCAGGCAGTGCTGCTTGTCTAGAACTTACTCCTGCATGTTTATTTTTAGCAATACTTAGATTTCCTTTTGATAATGCTGTTGCTGTGTCATTAGAGTAATCAATCCTACTTATATCACTGTGAACTATTGTATAAGATTCTTGTCCTCCAGAAAAATAACCAAAATTAGAATTACCTGTTGCTCCTTTGTAAGCTCTAGCAGAAATTAATGGACCTTTTGGTGCTGCTGTTGCTGTGTCATTAGAGTAATCAATACGGCTTATTTTTGAATTATGAGGCGCGTTACCAACAGTAACATACCCAAAATTAGCATTACCAGTAGCTGTTGCATTGTATCTGTTAGTAGTGTCTAATGGTCCTTTTGGTGATGCCGTTGGGGTATCATTAGAATAATCAATACGGTCTACAGTTGTTACACCAGCTGGTGTAACACCACCCATAAAATATCCAAATGATTGATTACCTGTTGCTGCCATTGCCCATCTAGCCACAGATAATGGTCCTTTTCCTACTGCGTTTGCGGTATCATTTGAATAATCAAGACGATCCACCGTTGATCCCGCAGGATATTCACCACCAGTATATCCAAAATCATTATTTCCTGTAGATGAAACATAACCTCTCGCAACACTTAAATTACCCTTAGGTGATGCCGTGGCAGTGTCATTGGAATAATCAATACGATCTACTGTTGATGCCGCAGGAAATCTTCCAAAGAAATATCCACCAGTGTTACTACTTGCTCCACCATGATTTTGAGTTGTTCTAGACAAATTACCTTTTGGTGATGCCGTTACAGTGTCATTATTAAAATCAATTCTATCTACAGTCGATTTGTAAGATGATACACTTGGATAAGATCCTGCACCAAAGTAACCAAAATCAGTTCCTGCTGGTGCTACATTATCTCTAAAGTCATCTGCTGAAAAAAGTGCAGTTAAAAGACCAGTATTGGTAGAAAGTGCATTTGCCGCTGCTGAAAATGCTGCTGAACCAGTTTTAGCAGCACTCAATAGTCCTTTTGCCATTGCAGTTGCGGTGTCATTGGAATAGTCAACACGATCTACTGTTGATACGTTTGCTGATGGTGCCGATCCACCACCAAAGTAACCAAAAGAAGCATTACCCGTTGCTGCCAAGTTGGATTTAGTAGTGCTTAATGGACCCTTAGGTGATGCTGTTACGGTGTCATTAGAGTAATCAATACGATCTACTGTTGATTTTGCACTATTATACCCACCACCAAAGTAACCAAAGGAAGCATTACCTGTTGCGCTTAATAGTCTTCTAGTTTGACTCAATGGTCCTTTTGCTACTGCGGTTGCAGTATCATTAGAGTAATCAATACGGTCTACTTTTGATATTGCACCAGTGCCACCATCACCACCACCAAAGTAACCAAAGGAAGCATTACCTGTTGCTCCAAACTGTCCTCTAGTTTGACTCAATGGTCCTTTTGCTACTGCGGTTGCAGTATCATTAGAGTAATCAATACGATCTACTGATGTTTTCTCAGGTGCGGGTTTTCCGCCAGCAAAGTAACCAAAAGAAGCATTACCCGTTGCTGATAATTGATATCTAACAGCTACCAGTGGTCCCTTTGTTACCGCAGCTGCCGTATCATTAGAATAATCAACACGATCTACTGATGATAATGGTCCAGGACTACCACCACCAAAGTAACCAAAGGAAGCATTACCTGTTGCAGCTGCAGAATATCTAATAACACTCAATGGTCCTTTTGCTACTGCTGTTTCGGTGTCATTAGAGTAATCAATACGATCTACTGTTGACGTAGCAGCAGGAACATATGAACCACCAAAGTATCCAAAGTTAGTTGCTACTGGTGATATGTTTGAAGTATCAGGAAGTCCTTGTGCTTTACGACTTAGTGCTGCAGAATCATATCTTGAAGTACCACCACCATAATTATATGAAATTGCTCCTCCTGCTACTGCTGCATTTGCAGTGTCATTAGAATAATCAATTTTAGACAATATTCCTTGATAATAACCTGCATGATATCCAAAGTTTTGATTACTTGTTGCGCTATGATACTGATAGTAAATACTATTACCGTTTATTGGACCTTTAGTTGATGCCGTAGCAGTATCATTAGAGTATTGAATCCGAGTTACCGTGGTTGAAAAACTGTTGGAAGGAGTGCTACCACCAGCAAAATAACCAAAAGAACTATTAGATGATGCATTATGACCATGTAGAGGAACACTGAGTGGTCCTTTTGGTGATGCCGTGGCAGTATCATTACCATAATCAATACGGATTACTGTTGATCTTGCATTAGAAGTGGTGCCACCACCAGTAATGTAACCAAAACTTTGATTACCTGTTGCTGTTAAATCATTTTCTGATTCACTTAATGGACCTTTTACTACTGGTGTTGCGGTGTCATTACCGTAATCAATACGGCTCACTGTTGATACATCACCACCAACATATCCACCAGCAACATAACCAAAATTGATATTTCCTACAGATGAATGCGTGTATACACCATAACTTAGTGGTCCTCTAAATGACATTTGTGATGTGTCATTAGAGAAATTAAGACGTTGTACGAATGATTTTGTACCAGGATTGGTATCAGAACCACCAGTAAGATAACCGAAAACAGAACTACTAGTTGCTGCATGTTTCTCAACACTAGAGCCAAATGATCCCTTTGATAACGTATTTGCACTATCATTAGAAAAATCAAGACGATCTATCGTAGTTATGCCAGCATCTCCAGTGCTAGGATTTCGACCACCAGCCCAATATCCAAAAGGGGCAGGAGTAGATTTATTAAAAGGACTCGGAACATTCCAAACATCACCTCTCGTGGACCATTGTCCCGAGAGTTGTTCTTCATATACTTGCTTTAATCTAAATATTCCCCTAGACATTTTGTATTAACAGCTTCTGGTATATCATTGAGTTATTTAGTTGGTCACCAAAACCATCCCCATATGAATGCCACAAATCTGCACTGAATAATACAATACGATTATACTTTACATATACATTAGAATATTCTTTCCAGTCCTCTTTATTATTGGGATCAAATGTTCCCATAATATCTTCTTGTGTCTGTATACCATGCAACTGACGAGCATATTCATCAGGAAATGAATCAAATCCAGTCTTTAGATGACTATAAAAACTCATACCCCTCTTTGATATACAATCACCAGGCATTGTTAGATAGATGACTGCAATCCAATCACAGGCAACATTAGCAGTGATTGGATTTGGAGTATTCTGGAGAGAAACTTCATTGAATAAGTTCTCTGCTTTTATCTGACGACCCAGAAGGTGTGAAATCTTCTGGGGTGCCTCGTCAGTAAAAACTGGTTCACCTTCGATGATACCTTTAAGATATGGGTGTGCCATATCATAAAAGTCATCGGCAACAATAATCTTTTGATTCATTTATCAACCCTGAAGTTTCTTTTGCTCCTCTTGTGGAGAACCTGCAATCATACCAAGATTTTCCCCGGTGACTTCCTGGATACCAGTGAGAACTTTCTTCTGAAGATCATTAAGGAAGTCCATCTTACCTTGAGGACTTTCAATGAGTTTATTCAGGGGCAGATAACCTTCGGGAAGTGTGTTTCTCTGGTCAACAATCGAAGGTGCAGAGGCACGACGCATACTGTGCAGGTTACCGATAGAAATGCCAGTCTGTGCGGCAACCATTTCGTCCATTGCCTGATCAGCAAAACGACGTTCCCAATAAGCACCATCAGACTCAAGGAACTGCTCTCTGGTGACTGGTTTGCCACCATTCTGTTCCAGAAGCTTCTCAAGAATCTTATCCAAGTGCTCCATCTGATGCAGACGGTCACGAATTTCAAGTTCACAAGACTTCAGGTAATGAGTCAATGACAGTTCATCCAAATCAAACCAGCACAGTTTTTTAGATCCGCCACCTGGTCCACCCTCTTCCCAGAAGATTGGTTGACTACGATCCTTATCTGCCCACTTGAATTCAAACTCACGAACCTTCTGCTTCATCTCAATGAGTTTATACATATAACCCTCTGCCATCTGACGACGAGACTTCAGAGTGTTCTCAAAAGCAACTGGAAGTGTATGAGTTTCAAGGAGTGCAAACTTTTCCAACTGGAAGTTAGTTCTACCTTGTGCAAGTTCCTTATCACTCTCCTCCCATCTCAGAACATTGGCAAATGCCTGCTGAAGATATTCGTCATCCATCACTGCCTGCTCAGAAGTGACTGGAGTGTAAGACAGTGCAGTGTTTTTATTAGTCATGGGTTCTCCCTTTACAATTTTAGTAATCAGTTTTTTCCACTGTTGTGCAATTTTTTTCCAGTCACACTTCTGTGAGATGTGATTGGAAAGAGATTTTGAGATTTGATTATAATATGTTCTGTCCCCTTCAAAATAATCTAGAGCAGTACAACAAACCTCGGCAAATGTATTTAGAAAGTTTTCGGTGACCTCATATTTTGTTGATGTTCGGGTTCCTTCCAGAGGAACAACCGAAGCAAAGTTATCACCGGCAACTTCAGATAGTGCTCCAATATTAGTAATGATTGGATAAGCACCAGACTTCATTGCTTCTGCCATTGATACACAGAATGTTTCTTCCCAAATGTTTGGATGAATGAAAAAAGCAGATTCTTGATAGGCAGAAACAAGTTCTTCTTGATCGACTGCGGCAGAGTATTCTACATTAGGAAGTTTCTTTAGATCCTCATACAATTCAAGATAAGGATCATTCAGAGGACCATATAGAGACATTGATGAAAAGATTTTAAACTTTGCATCAGGATGCTTCTGATGAATTCTCTGAATAATGGCAGGCATCAGTTCTAAACCTTTGTAAGGAATAGAAGTATGAATAAAAGTCTTTGTTTTGTTTTCAGAATAGGTGAAGATATCATTCACACCATTTGAAATTACAGTAATTTTATCCTTAGGAACATTATGAAACTTAATTAGTTGTTCCTTTGCCCAATGAGATGGTGTCACAATGTGAGTTACCGTCTCATGATTGAAATTTAAAAATGCAGGTTGATCATAAGCATGATGTGCCCACAGAACTTTGTATGGTTTATTAGATTTTTTCAGTTCTTCCGGGAGATGAGAAACTTCTACCTCTTCCGGAAATTCATAATACTGTGAAAGATAATGAAATGAACTTTCAGTTGCTCCAGACTTCATAATTACTCAGCAAAAACGTGTGAACCAACGTGTTGTAGTTTGATTGTAGTATCTAGCCAGTGAGTATACCCCGTCATTCTAGCACGATAAAAGAAACTTTTATCTTCTGATGCAAAACTATCATCAATCTTTTCTTCTGCAAAGTAATGATATGAGTTATTCATCTCTGCTTCTGTTGGTGGATAGTTACTATCCTTTGTTGATGGAACGTATTTAAGATATGGAAACTTCTGTGCAATATCAGTAAAGACATTACGATGAATCATCACAAATCCCATTCCATTTCCACCAACCTTGAGTAGATCACCCCTACGTTCCTCTGGTTGAAGAACATCAACACAATACCGAATGGGTATTGTCTTCATAGGATATGTGCCAGAAACAATAGGTTCATTGTGACTCAATAATTTTAGCACATCTTCTGGATCAAATCCAATATCACTATCAAGGAAGAAGAGATATTCGTGATCTGTGTTGTTGATAAAAAAGTTTGCACACTTAGACCTTCCATGAGTAATCAAGGAAGAGTTTGCCTGAGTGAGAAGACCGTGTGGAATATTATTTCTTACTAAGAGTTTGCCCAGATTGAACAAACTCATTGTCGTCTTCTCATTCACAATTCCCCCGTGACAGGGGAGTGCAATCATTATACTCATATCAAATAACAGTTTTGTTTATTATAGCATATTATGTTGCTGCTTTTGGTGCAAGTCCGTCTTCTCCTGCCGACAATCCTTTAGTGACACATCTTCCGGTAACACTAAATGGACCTTTATCTACAGTTGTTTGACTATCATTAGAATAATCAACACGAGTTATTGTTGATATAATAGGTCCAGGATTGCTAAGTCCACCACCAAAGTATCCAAAATTAGCATCACCTGTGGCTCCAACATGCCTAGCAGTGAAAGACAATGGACCTTTAGGTGTTGCCGTGGCAGTATCATTAGAATAGTCTACACGGTCCAATCGTGAACTATTAGAACTATATGCGGCTCCAAAATATCCAAAATTGGCATTACCAGTTGCCGAGAAATATCGTCCCCCAGCAGTTAATGGTCCCTTTGGAACAGCAGCAGCACTATCATTAGAATAATCAAGACGGTCTACTATTGTCTTGTTACTGGGACCACCTCCACCAAAATAACCAAATGATTGATTACCTGTTGCCGCTAAAGCATATCTAGCAACACTTAATGGACCCTTCGGTGATTGTGACCCAGTATCATTAGAATAATCGAGACGACTCATTGATGAGAAAGTAGGACCCGGTTGTTGTCTACCACCACCTATATAACCAAAATCATCAGTAGAAGTTGCTTCAATTCCCCAAATGGCAGAGTCTAGTGGACCCTTCGATAACAAGGTGGCAGTGTCATTTGAATACTGAATACGATCTACTGATGATATTGGTGGAACAGGACCTCCACCAAGATAATAACCAAATGATTGATTACCTGTTGATCCACCATATCTTCTACCAGCAGTCATGGGTCCTTTGGGTGATGCCGTTGCGGTATCGTTAGCATATTCAATACGATCCACCGTTGTAATAAGTGGACCAAAATTGTTAATTCCTCCAAGAAAATAACCAAATCTTTGTGCATTATATCCTTGAGTTGTGGTATTAGAAACGACTGATGGACCGATTGGAACGAATCCGTTTGCTCTGGCACTTGCTGCGGCATGTGATGATCTAATAGAAGTTAATGATCCCTTAGGTGATGCTGTTGCAGTGTCGTTAGAGTAGTCTATACGATCTACTGTTGATGAATGATCAGGAGTTTCACCACCACCAAAGTATCCAAAGTCGGCATTACCTGTTGCCCCGGCTCCTCTTTTAGTAGCAGTTAATGGTCCTTTAGGTGACGCTGTAGCAGTATCGTTGGAGTAATCAATACGGTCTACTATCGATGTTAAACTAGGAGTAGCACCACCACCAAAGTATCCGAAGTCGGCATTACCCGTTGCCCTCAAAGCATATCTAGCAACACTCAATGGTCCTTTTGTTACTGCATCTGTAGTATCATTGGAGTAATCCAAACGATCCACCGTCGATACAACAGGATCACCACCACCAAAGTAACCGAAGTCCTGATTACCTGTGGCATCTAAGTTCTGACTAGCACGAGACATATTTGATTTTGCTAATGCTGTTGCGGCATCATTGGCAAAATCTATACGTTGTATTGTTGTTGGATTTGGGGTCCAACCACCACCAAAGTATCCGAAGTTGGCATTACCCGTTGCCCCTTGATTAAATCTATTATCAATTAATGGTCCTTTCGATAGTGCCGTTACCGTATCATTCAAATAATTGACACGATCTACGTTTGATATAAGATTCCATGGTGATGGTCCACCAGACTCAAGTCTACCGCCACCAAAATAAGCAAATGAATCACTACTGACTCCTCCACCAACTGCTCCAGATCGAGTCAATTGTCCTTTTGATAATGCTGTTGCCGTATCATTGGAATAATCTATACGATCTATTGATGATAAGTATCCTGGTTCTCTACCACCAGCAAAGTAACCGAAGTGAGGAGTTGCATAAGTTCCTGCTGCATAATTTGCAATGGAAGGTGAAAACGGAGGATTAGCATTAGCCAAAGAACTTGATGCTGCACTATTCCTCAAAGAATAGCTCAAAGGACCTTTATCCACTGTTGTTGCAGTATCATTAGAATAATCAAGACGATCTAGTGCTGATAAATTTTCATTATTATTTCCTTCACCACCACCAAAATAACCAAAAGAACTATCACCTGTTGCACATCCAAATCCTCTAGTTCGACTTAATGGACCCTTAGGTGATGCAGTTGCGGTATCATTAGAATAATCAATACGATCTATAAGTGACACCCAGTTGTTACCACCAGGAACAACATTATATCCACCAGCAGCATAACCAAAGTCAGCATTTCCTGTGGATCCAGTTTTATCCCTTTGAACACTTAATGGTCCTTTTGCCACTGCTGCTGCAGTGTCATTAGAGTAATCAATGCGATCTATAGTTGATCTAATGTATACTGGTGCTGGATGATTATAACCACCAATATTATATCCAAATGATTGATTGCCTGTTGATGATAAAGAATATCTAGCAAGACTCAATGGTCCTTTTGCCACTGCCGTTGCAGTATCATTAGAGTAATCAATACGTTGTATTGTTGATATTGTGGGAGAAGTTCCTCCAGCATAGTATCCAAAGTTGACATTACCTGTTGCTGCCAATGCGTTTGTACCATCACTTAATTGTCCCTTAAGTGATGCGGTTGCGGTATCATTAGAATAATCAATACGTTCTATTGAAGTTTTCCAATCACTCGTTGAAGGACTGTAGGGAGCACCACCACCATGATAACCAAAGTTAGAATTACCCGTTCCTGCATGACTATACCTTACATCGGTTAATGAACCTCTTGCCGGGACCGTTGTCGTATCATTACTATAATCAATTCTGGCAACTGACGAATATTCGACAGTTGATGGGAATGATGGGGAATTAGCAGGTTGAAATCCACCACTAAAATACCCAGTATTATATCCAACTTGAGGTTGTGTGCGACTAAAAGGACCGAATGCTACTGGTACTTCTAAGTTACCAGGTCCTTTGAGTGGCATTGCATTTGCTCTAGAACTTGATGCTGCTGGTCCTTCTCTGTGAGAAGTCAATGGTCCTTTGACTGATGCTGTTGCGGTGTCATTAGAATAATCTACACGATCTACTGTTGACTTTGAAGGACCACCACCACCAAAGTAACCAAAAGAAGTATTACCTGTTGCTGCTAAAGCATATCTAACAGAACTCAATGGTCCTTTTGCTGGTGCTGTTCCGGTGTCACTAGAGTAATCAATACGGTCTACTGTTGATGTATCTGGACTACCACCACCACCAAAGTAACCAAATGAAGAATTACCTGTTGCTGCTATGTAATTTCTAGAAGAACTTAATGGTCCTTTAGGTGATGCAGTGGCAGTATCATTACCATAATCAATACGCTCTACTGTTGATTTTCCAGGAGAATTACCACCACCAACATAACCAAATGATTGGTTACCCGTTGCTTGCACACCATAACCTCTATCAGCATTCAATGGTCCTTTAGGTGATGCAGTGGCAGTATCATTAGAATAATCAATACGATCTACTCTTGATGTTTCTGGTGGCATCCCTGCTCTTCTCCCACCAGCAAAATAACCAAAGTTGATATTACCTGTTGCTGCTAAAGAGTAACTAAGAAGAGATAATGGTCCTTTAGGTGATGCAGTGGCAGTATCATTACCATAATCAATACGATCTACTGTTGTCATTCCACCAGGAGTAGCATTATATCCACCACCAAAGTAACCAAAGGAAGCATTACCTGTTGCCGATAAATTTCTTCTACCAGTGTTCAACGGTCCTCTTGCTAATGCCGTTGCGGTATCATTGGAGTAATCAACACGGTCTACACCTGATGAATCATCATTGGAAGAAGGAGTATCGCCACCAGCAAAGTAACCAAAGTCAGTTCCTTGTGGTGCTACATTTTCTCTTATTCTTGATGCTGGTAGAATAGCTACTGGTATTGGTGCACCAAGAGCATTATCAGTGTTTGATATCGCAAATCCATCTTTGATTCCAACAAGCATATTCCCTCTTGATGATGCCGTTGCAGTATCATTAGAATAATCAATACGATTTGTTGTTGTAAATATACCACCAGCTGGATTTGAACCACCATAATGATATCCAAAAGCATCTGATCCAGATCCTGACCTCTGACTTCCCGTATAAGTTAAATTTCCTTTATAAGCTGCATTTAGTGTATCATTAGAGTAATCAATACGTTGAACTCTAGTTCCATAACTAGGAAATCCATCTCCTACATATCCAAAATTAGCATTTCCACCAGTGGTTGCCTTATAAGCACCTCCAGTCAGTGGTCCTCTTACTGATGCCGTTGCAGTATCATTGGAATAATCAACACGATCTACTTTTGTTGCTCCAGGAATTCCTCCCATAAACCAACCATAGTTCTGATTACCAACAGCTTTTACACCAAATCTACCCAAACTCAATGGTCCTTTTGGTGATGCATCTGTAGTATCATTAGAAAAATCGATACGATCTACTATTGAGCTATATCCTGGCGAACTTCCACCTCCAAACCAACCGTAAGAAGTATTACTTGCTCCGTCTAAACTTCTTCTCTCTTGTGTTAATGGTCCTTTAGTAGATGCGTTAGTATTATCATTAGCATAATCAAGACGATAGACCGTAGTTATACGTGGATATCCACCACCACCAAAGTAACCATAATCAAAACTACTAACTGTTCCGGCACTTCTATAATCGTTTCTTTGAGCAAGTTGTGCTCTAGAGATAAAAGTTGCAGTATCATTTGCAATGTCCATACGTTGGACATTAGTATACCAAACAGTCGAAGGTGAAGAAGATGGGGAACTATAATGTCCACCTTCATACGAATAATGAGAACCTCGTGTTTTAAGAGGACTCGGAGTCAACCATACATCTCCTCTCGTAGACCAGTTTCCAGCATTTTGCCTCTCTCTTACGTCAAGTAATGAAAATATTCCTCTTTTATTAGTATAATCTGCCATTTTCTACCAAATAAGGGCTGTCTGGATACTTCCAGTATTCCAGTTTCTTATACTTATTTAGAATGAAAGGAGACAATACATCTTCAGGTTTCTTTGATGTCTTCTTAACTTTGTTGCGAACATAATGCATATCTTTTAGGTTCCACTGGTCCTCACTTTCCCTATGGTTATTCTGCACATTATTAAAGTCGTGATGATAGTAATCAACCTCTAAGAAATCGTAAATTCTTCTCATCGTTTCTTCAGGAGTATTGACTAAATCATCATACTCAACCATCAACAAGTGCTTCTCATCATGACGAATGAATGCCTGAGATTGTGCCCATAGTGCCTGTTCTACGATACCATCATTACCCATTAGATACTGACAACGATTGTCATCATCCACAGTAAATCCACCATCCATCAGTGCCTTATCAACAAAATTAAGTTCATCAGAATTACGATGAATCATTGTGATGAAAGAAGTCAATACTTCTACGACATCACGGACAGGGCAAATAATCTTGGGATTGGGAGTAATATAAGTTTTTATTCTTTCAATATTATTTGGCCATGCACGGCAGTGATCAATAATTATCTCCTCTTCTCTCTCATAATATTGATTCTCTATAAAACTACTGATGATCTTATGAGCATTCTGTGGTTTTGGATATCCTAAGTATTGCTCTGATTGCTTGAAGTATTGCTCCGTATGATACATCAGTTCCATTACAGAACTCACAGGTTCTGTATGAATGTTTGGGTTTTGGTCAATCAAACTTTTCAATAAGGTACTTCCGGATCGTGGAAGACCTGCCATAAAATGATATGTTTTCATTCACCACTCCTTCACTGGATTAAAAAAGAACAACTGAACCATACGACCATTCTCTAGTGTATCACCAAAATTATAATTATGCGAGTGCCACAGATGAGTTCTGAATAATACCAGACGATTATACTTCATCGGACACAAAAAGTATCGTGTCCATTTATCTCTATCCAGACCATCACCATATACAGTAGTCCACCAACATTCCTTGTATGTTGGCCATCCATGATGCTGTGCCTCAAAATCAGTCTTGGGAATATTTTCTATCTTCAAACTATTGTGTCTCCAGAATGATGTACCACCTTCATCCACACAATCTTTTGGGTCAGACATATAAATCACGGCACCCCATTCCCATGATGGATCCACATGAACATCTTGTTTGTAAGAATCTTTTTCCAATGAAATACGAAAGTATCCGTTCTTATCGGCAGGGATCAATGGTTCCTTGGCAAGATCTTCAAACTTCTTATGAATTTCTTCAGAATAATAAGCACCCTCCGAATTTCTTCCAGGATATGTATAATCCTCACCGGGATCAGGAAACTCTGCATTCAGTGCAAAGTTTCTGACATCTTCCGGGTTATTATAAAAATCATCGACAACAATAATATTCTGTCTCATACAATCACTGTTTTGTTTATTATATCATATTATGTAGATGGAAGTGAGTTGTATGTTGTACTTGCTCCCGAACTATATCTATTGTTGCCTGCTAATGGACCCTTAGGTGATGCAGTGGCAGTATCATTAGAGTAGTCAATACGATCTACTCTTGAACTCGCAGGAATACTACCACAAAAATATCCATAAGATTGACTTCCAGTAGATGCTTGTCCATAGACAGCAACACTTAGATTCCCTTTTGCTACTGCCGTTGCAGTATCATTAGAATAATCAATACGGTCTACTTTTGTTGAGTTATAAGGTCTACCTCCAGCAATCCATGCATAAGAAGAATTACCAATAGAGTCGGATGCATTACCATGAACTGCACTTAAATTACCTTTTGCTACAGCATTTGTAGTATCACTGGCATAATCAGTACGATCTACTTTTGTGCTTGTGCCAGAATAAGATGGCATACTCGTAGATCCACCTATCCAATATCCATAACTATTTGTACCAGTGGCAGATCCCGTTCCAAATCTATTGGTAGTATAAGATCTCCTTGAAGCATTTGCAGTATCATTGGAATAATCTATTCTGTCGATCTGACTAAACGATTCATAATATCCACTTGGAGCCGGAACACTGTAGAGTTTATATCCACCAGCAGTCCATCCATAATCATGATTACCCGTAGCACATGAATTATATCCACCAACACTACCAGTTGGTCCACCAGCTCCAATAAGAACTGTATTGTATGCACCTCTGAAAACCATTGCTGCCGTTTCATTAGAATAATCAAAACGTTGAAATGATACAGGTGAAGGACTACCAAGGTTCGCAGCATATGCATAATTTCTATTACCAACGGCAAAGTTATAATAGAGACTTGGACTTGATCCTGCGGGAGTACCTCTCACCACTGCGGTGGCAGTATCATTATTAAAATCAATACGTTGTGGAGGTTCATTACTTGAAGGACTAGAAGAGGGATTACTACCACCAAAGATATAACCTCTATAATGTTGTGCTCCAGTTTGTACCGGAGTATTTGAAACGACTGATGGACCTAATATTGGACCAAATGCGTTATCTCTCGCACTTGCTGCAGCATGATATCTTCTAAAGGCAGTCAATGGTCCTTTTCCTGCTGCCGTTGCAGTATCATTAGAATAATCAATACGGTCTATGTCTGAGTAATTAGAATTAGCAGGAATGTCACCACCAGCAAAGTATCCAAAAGAACTACTACCTGTTGCTCCAAGATTTGCTCTGGCAGTTTTTAATGGTCCTTTTGGTGATGCCGTTGCCGTATCATTAGAATAATCAATACGGTCTACTGTTGATCTTCCGACGCTTGTTGCATTTCCACCACCAAAGTAACCAAAGGAAGCATTACCTGATGCTGTCAACTCCTGCCTAGCAAGACTCAATGGTCCCTTAGGTGATGCCGTTGCGGTATCATTAGAATAATCAATACGATCTACTTTTGATCCCGCGGGATCACCACCACCAAAATAACCAAAGTCCTGATTACCTGTTGCTCCCATGGATCGTTGGGTAGCACTCAATGGACCTTTTGCTACTGTGGTGGCAGTATCATTAGAGTAATCAATACGATCTATCTTTGATGAAAACGACGCCGCAGGAGTGATAATATAACCACCAGCAAAGTAACCAAATGAAGCATTACCCGTTGCTGTCAATGTAGTTTTAGCAGCACTCAATGGTCCTTTAGGTGATGCCGTTGAAGTGTCATTAAGATAATCAATACGATCTATTGTTGATATATGAGAACTAGGTAAAGGACCACCACCACCAAAGTAACCATGTGTGGAACTACTTGTTGCTGCCAAATTATGTCTAGCAGCACTTAATGAACCTTTTGCTAATGCGGTTGCGGTGTCATTAGAGTAATCAATACGATCTACTGATGATATTGGACTAGAAGGGTTATTACGACCACCACCAAAGTAACCGAAGTGAGGAGTTGCATAAGTTCCACTTAAGAGAGTTTGGAATTGAGGATGTCCATATTCTTTCGGACTTGCTGCTCTCATACCATTTCTACCATCCGATAATGGTCCTTTTGGAGAAACTGATGCAGTATCATTGGCAAAGTCAATGCGATCTATCGATGATATTGTTCCCGGTTGTCCACCAGCAATATATCCAAAACTTGATGATCCAGTACTTCCAGGATAATTCTTAGCATTAGAACGTAGTGAAGAAGTAACTACTGTTGTCGTATCACTAGAATAATCAATACGTTCTAAGTAAGTCGTGTTTTGATTTCCTCCACCAAAGTATCCAAAGTTAGCATTACCAAGAGCTGCGGCATGATTTTTAGTATATGTGAGGTTAGCTACTGATGGTGCCGTTGCCGTATCATTGGAGTAATCAATACGTTGAACAAGAGTTTTATTACTTCCAACGGCATATCCAAAATTATCATTTCCTGAGGCACTCATGTATGCACCACCTGCAGATAGAGCACCTTTTTCTACTGAAGTACTAGTATCATTGGAAAAATCTACTCGATCTATTTTTGCATTGCTTGGTGCTGTACCATATCCACCACCATTGTAGGCAAAATTAAGATTACTTACACCAAAGTGTGCTCTTCTAGAATAAACCAAAGGTCCTTTTGGAACAGGCATGGTAGATCCATTAGTGAATGTCATTCTTTCAACATTAGATATGTTAGCATTACTAGTAAAACCACCCATAAAGTAAGCATGAGTATTATTACTTGCCGCACCATTCGACAGATATGTTGCCGCAGCCGTAGATGATTTGTATTCGGCAGTAGCAGTATCATTAGAGTAATCAATACGATCTACTGTTGTCATAACACCAGGACCTGGACTTCCATTTGCAAAGTATCCAAAATCAGGGAGTGGATTTGCAAGATTTCCAAATGATACTGGTACTTCTAAGTTACCAGGTCCTTTGAGTGGTGTTGCATTTGCTCTAGAGCTAACCCCTGTCACGTAATGTCTAACAACACTCAATGGTCCTCTTGGTGATGCCGTGGCAGTATCATTAGAGTAATCAATACGATCTATTGTCGATATTGTAGTAGGAGTATCACCACCAGCAAAATAAAAATGGGTAGTACTAGTTGTTGCTGATGCCGACATATATCTTCTAGCGGCACTCAATGGTCCTTTTGCTGATGCCGTGGCAGTATCATTAGAATAATCAATACGGTCTACTGTTGATATGAATGGGACTCCACCGGGATTCGCACCAGCACCAAAGTAACCGAAAGAAGCATTACCTGTTGCTGCAAGTTGTTGTCTAGCTTGACTTAATGGTCCTTTAGGTGATGCTGTTGCAGTATCATTAGAATAATCAATACGATCCACTGATGATGTTGGAAGTGATCCCGGACCATTACCACCACCAAAGTAACTAAAGTCCTGATTACCTGCTGCTGACAAAAATTGTTTAACAACACTTAAATTACCTTTCAGCACTGCTGTTGCAGTATCATTAGAATAATCAACACGATCTACCGTTGATCTAACACCAGGATTACCACCACCAAAGTAACCAAAGTCCTTATTACCTGATCCTCCATGTGCAGATTTTCTAAAACTTAGTGGTCCCCTTGGTGATGCCGTTGCTGTATCATTAGCATAGTCAATACGATCTACTGTTGATACACTATCATCTCCAGGACTTCCACCACCAAGATAACCAAATAAAGCATTACCAGCTCCTGCTGATCGCTCGCAAACACGTGTTATATTTCCTTTAGGTGATGCCGTTGCGGTATCGTTAGAGTAATCGATACGGTCAACAACACTTAACTGATCATCGATTGGATGTTTGCCACCAGCAAAATACCCAGTATCAAATCCTTGTGGTGCTACATTTGGTCTTACTGATGATGCTGGATTTACTATGTGTGTAGGATTAGCATTTGCTCTGGAACTTGATGCAGATAATTGAAATCTACCAGAAATTAAAAATCCTTTGTCTTGTGCCGTTGCCGTATCATTGGAGTAATCAATACGGTCTATTTTTGTACTAGGAGAGGGAAATCCACCAGCAATGTAACCAAAGTTCTGATTACCTGTTGCCGTATGAAGACTATGACCATTATTCAACTGTCCTTTTGGTGATGCTGTAGCAGTATCATTAGAGTAATCAATACGTTCTACTGTTGTCTTAGCAGCAGGAACTGATGGTGCACCACCACCAGTAAGATAACCAAAGTCAGCATTACCCGTTCCTGCTAGACGATATTTGGCAAAATTCAATGGTCCTTTCGGTGATGCCGTTGCAGTATCATTACCATAATCAATACGTTCTACGTTTGATGTGTAATCAGGAGCAGTTCCACCAGCAATATAACCAAAGTCTTGATTACCTGTTGCCCCGGCACTTCCTCTGCCAGTGCTCAATGGTCCTTTTTGTGATGCCGTTGCGGTATCATTAGAATAATCAATACGACTCACTCTCGATACAGTTGAAAAACCACCAATAAAATATCCAAATGATTGATTACCTGCTGCCACATGAGAGTAATGAGTTCCACTTAATGGTCCTTTTGCTACTGCTGTTGCGGTGTCATTACCATAATCAATACGCTCTACCCGATTATGTGGAGAAGGACGACCACCACCATGATATCCAAAATCTGAACTACCTGTTCCTCGATGGGAATATCTACCCCCTGTTAATGGTCCTTTTGCTACTGCAGCTGCAGTGTCGTTAGAGTAATCAATACGCTCTACTGTTGATGCAGATTGAGAGGATGCAGGTCCACCAGCAAAATAAGCAGTATCAAATCCTTGTGATGAAAGAAAAGAACTCGGAGTCAACCATACATCTCCTCTCGTGGACCATTGTCCCTCTACTTGAAGTCTGTAAATTTGCTCCAGACCAAATACATCTTGCTTTATTCCCATTTTACTCTACCCTCAAGAAGTTATTTTCTTACCAGAGATAATCACATCAACCGTATTAGTAGAACCAACTTCAACTTCAATCTTGGCACCTGTTTCTATTCTCTTATGCCTATCCAAAATATCAACAGTAGAATATCTAGGTATAATTAGATTCTTGGCAAGATATGATGTGGTGACACCGTTAGTAATCTTAATAGAAACTGGGAAGTCTCCAACATCAGTACGGTTGGCAAATCCGATCTTTTCAATCATTGTTGGATTTCCTGTTGATGTATATAGGGTCACAGCATCAGTGCTATTAATCGTGGTGCTACTGGCAAATTTGCTGATATAATCGGTGCTTTCAAACTCAGTATAGTTGATATAAACATCAGCTGCATTATTTACACCAATATAACCGTCATTAGTTGTCCACATCTTAATGACATCTGATGGACCGGCAACGATTGGATTCTTGAGAAGTTCAATCAGACCACCCGTTACGATAGGAACATTATATGCGATATAAGTTTGTTCTGCGGCAGTGGCATCCTCAATAGAGGCAATAATATTGACGGTTGTACCCACTCCAACAGACTCATCAACATTCGCAACACTGATAGACTCAATGACATATTGTCTACCTGATGTTGATGGGAAGGTGAAGACCGAAGTCTCAAAGGACAATGGAGCAATTTGTCTGCTGCTTGTAATTCCAGTATAGAATTCTGGTGAACCACCGGCAGAAATACCAGTCAGTGCAGAACCATCACCGGCAAAAGAAGTTGCAGTAAGAATTCCTGTAACTATTGCTCCATCGGCCGTGGTTTCAAGTTTCTTGGAGTTGTCATGATAAAGTTCTACTGCTCCATTTTGAGTATACTTAAAGAAAGTATCAGAATTAGTGTCATCTTCCATGGTGAAGACACCAGTGTTCGCATTGATACTAAAATCAATTTGAGATCCACCAGTAGCATCATTGAAAATTAACTTTGGAGCATCAGATGCAATTTCAACTGCACCAGTGCCCAGTGAATAAAGTTGAAGATTTTGATTACCAGCAGTCTTAATAATATTATTAGAACCATCATGATAGATTTCTAAATCATCACCAGTACCAATCAGAATCTTATCATTGTCCTGCAGGTCCAAGTTAGCATGTAGGGTTACATTACCGGTAATATCAGCAGCACCATCAACATCCAGACTGTCGCACTGAACCTCACCGGTTACGTCAATACCATAAGATTGAGTAGTGAACTTTAAACTATTATTATGATAAAGTTCTACTGTTCCACCATCATTAAATATTGCGGAATTGTTACCAGAAGTATCTTGAATGGCAACAAGAGATTCTGCTCGAATTAATAAGTTACCAGTTCCAGTATCTGAAATATAAGAATTGCTGCCATCATGATAAATTGATAAATCTGACGCATCACCGAACGTCACTCTATTAGCACTTGAACTACCACTATCAGGGAATTGAATTAGATTACCATTGGTGTTTAAATCTCCACCAAGTTGCGGTGTCGTATCATCAACAACATCAGCTGAAATTCCAGTCAGTGCCGAACCATCACCACTGAATGCTGTGGCAGTTAGTGTTCCAGTTACTGTGGCACCACCACTAGTGGTTTCAAATTTCTTAGAGTTGTCATAATAAAGATCTACTGAGCCATTTTGGGTAAATTCAGCAAGAGTTTCATTAGCGGATTGATTTTTAAGAACAATTTTCTGAGTGTAAAACTGTATACCATGAATACTACTAGACTGTATTGTGTTTACGCTAGATGTCTGAGATAAAGTAAGAGTGTTGCTATCCCCGAGTCGGAGATACGTATCACTTGGTACAAATATATTGCCTTGGAGTGTAGTAATACCAGTTACTCTAGCATCACCAACTACGTCAAGTTTAGAGGTTGGAACGGTGCTGCCGATTCCAACATTTCCTTCAGAAGTAATACGAACTTTTTCTGTTGGTACAATCGCACCATTTGGATTTGTATAGAATCTAAAATCTGTTGGTTTACTGGTATCACTAAATGTTCCACTTTCAGAAAGGAAGGCACCAAAGAATCCTGCCTGAACTACTTGATTACTAATAGCAGCACCAAACTTAATTCCACCAATTGGTTCTCCTGGAACTGCAACTGTACCACCACCATTTCCTCCAATTACACCACCCTTAGATCTTATAATAGATACCTCTGCACCTATATCACTGCCATTAAAATAATTTGCAAAGACTGCTACTTGAGGGTGCCCCTCGGAATGAGCAAATCTTGCAACATCATTAAGATAATAATTATTATTATAAAATGATCTGTGGCGGATTTGACTATCTCCAGTATTAATAATAGTACCTTTTTCAACTGCTAATTTTCCAGATATTGTAGAAACACCAGTTACTCTAGTATCACCAACTACATCAAGTTTTACTGTTGGATTGGTTGTACCCACGCCAACACTCTCAGTTGCTGAGAATGGTGCCAACTGAATTGTGCCATCGGCATCAACATCAATTGAAGGAATACCAGAAACATCATTGACTGAGAAGATGCTACCAGAAGTCAGATTATTTGTTACGGAGAATAATTGACCTGCGGAACCCTGAATATCAAATGCGGATGTAGCAGTGCCAACATTAATCTCAAGTGTTGATCCTGGAGTTGTGACTCCAATACCCAATCTACCACTAGCATCTATGCGAGCTCTCTCACTTCCTTCGGTAGTAAACTTGACATGTCCATCAGAACCAGTATCAATAACTTCTACTTCAGTGTTACCCTCAGAAATTTTATCAGGTGTGGCACCAGCTGGTAAATTAGTTAAGGCAGAACCATCACCACTGAATGCTGTAGCAGTAAGAGTTCCTGTTACTGTGACACCACCAGACTTGGTAGCAAGTTTCTGAGAACCATAGTGGTAAAGAATAGCCTCACCAGTTGAACCATCAGCACGGAAGTAATCAGCAGTACTACCGGAACCATTATCAGTTGTAATAATAACATCCTGATCATCAGTAGTATTACCAATAGTAATGTTACCAGTACCTTGTTGACTTATATAACTATCAGCACCGTTATGATAAATCTGTAAATCTTGAGAAGCACCAAATTGCAACCTATCATCAGTTGCACTAGAACTATCACCAAATTGAATTAGATTACCATTGGTATCTAATGTTCCACCAAGTTGTGGTGATGTATCACCAACCAAACTTCCAATAGCCCCTACTTGGGATGCAGTGATACCAGTCAGTGAAGCACCAGAACCACTGAATGAGGTGGCAGTTAGTGTTCCGGTTACTGTGGCACCACCACTAGTGGTTTCAAATTTCTTAGAGTTGTTGTGGTAAAGTTCTACTGCTCCATCTGCATTGAATATCGCAATATTTTCAGTACCACCCGATTTTTGGATAGCAAATAAATTACCACCAGGAACGCGAGTAAGTAAGTTACCTGTATTATTGTTTATGTATGAATTCGACCCATCATGATAAATCTCCAGGTCATTACCAGTACCAAGTTCGATAGTTTCATTATCATTCATGCGTAATCCATCGGCAGTAATAGTTCCAACTACATTGATACCAGTCGAGTTGGTGTGCAATCTTTGACTACCATAGTGGTACAGGATTGCATCACCAGTACTACCGTCAGCACGGAAGTAATCAGTTAATCCACCAGAACCATCGTCAGACTGAATGCGGATGTCACCATCATTAGTATCCTGTCGAATTAGAATATCACCAGTAGAGTTATAGATGTAAGAGTCACTACCGTTGTGATAAATCTGAAGGTCGTTACTCGTACCAAAGTTTACTTGAATACTGTCATTAAAGGTTAGGTTACCAGAGGTCTTAGTATCAGCAGCATCACTACGGAGGAAGGAAGTAGAATCAACACCATCCAGAGTGGTAGCATCAACAGCAGTTAAGTTTGCACCAGATACTGCGGGAAGAGTAGCAGGGAATCTACCATCAGGAATTGTACCAGAAGCAAGATTAGATGCATTAAGTGTATCTAAACTTGCACCAGAACCACTAAATGTAGTGGCAGTTATTATACCAGTAATATTGATTCCACCAGTTCCATTAATTAAGTTACTGTTGAGATCTAAATTACCACCAAGTTGTGGTGACGTATCAGATACAACATCAGGAATAACACCAGAAAGATTAGTTAGGGCAGAACCATCACCACTGAATGCCGTGGCAGTTAAGGTTCCATTAGCAGAATTGAATGTAAGATTAGATCCACTCTTAAGAGCTAAACTTCCTGTTGCTGCTGTGGTGAATATTGGGAAGCAAGTGGTATCACTCGATTCATCAGCAACTGGAATAGTGGTAGCAGCTGGTAAATTAGTTAAGTTTGCACCAGATATTGCAGGAAGAGTAGCAGGGAATCTAGCATCAGGAATTGTACCAGAAGCAAGATTAGATGCATTGAGTGCAGTTAAACTTGCACCAGAACCACTAAATGCAGTGGCAGTAACGATACCAGATATAATCTGTTGGCCACCTACAATGTAAATCGTACCAACCATTCCACCATGACTGGTGCACTGATAATACAATCGTGCCGGAGCATCATACTGAACATTGAATACTATATTTCCTGATGATGCTCCATTATTAGTTACACCATCATTATATGCCGAACCTCCTGATGATTCACGAATTTGGAATGGATGACTACCACCAGAATTATTTGTAAATGTATATCTTTGTCCTCTTACTAAGTAAAGATCAGGATTATCATCAGATCCACTATTACCAGGTCCCGTGAATCTATACGCAGAAGATCCATTCGCAGTTACTGAGAACGCAGAATTAGAATTAGTATTTGCCGGAGTTCCTGTTAAGGTTGTTGCCGTAACACCATCAATACCGGTTATATTTGTAGAGTTATCACCTACAATATTTCCATTTGCAGTTATATTACCAGAAACTGTTAGTGATCCAAGTGTTCCCACACTTGTCAATGAAGAATTAACTACACTAGATCCTAATGTTGTTGCACTAAGAACTTCTGTTTGATTGATTTGATATCCTTTACCGGATGCAACATTCAGATTTTCACTGGACTTCAGTGATGGATTGGTTCCACCATTATATTCATAAAGGAAAGTATTGTCAGGACCAATCTGAATACCAGCACCATCCGCTAATGTATCAGTCGTCGCAGTGGATGCAATACCGACAATAAAGTCTGCGAGTTCAATTGTTGTAGAATTAATTTGAGTCTGTGTGCCGTCAACAAATAAGTCACCCTTAATTCTTACAGCACCTGTATTATCACCAACAGCAGCAGGGTCAATAACAAGATTAGATGGACCAGTAATAGTCGCAGTATCTGATGTTCCATTAATAATTGATACACCAATACCGGTAGTTTCAAGTTTCTTAGATCCATTATAGTTAAGTTCTACTGCACCACCTTCAGTTGCCTTGATCATGGTGGCAGTATTCGCCTGATTATTTAATTTAACAACATTACCAGCAAGTCTTAAATCTCCAGCACCAACCTCTTGAATGATACTGTTATTACCATCATGATAAATTCTTAAGTCATCACTATCACCAAATAATGCTCTACCAACTGTGTCTCCAGAACTATCGGGGAAACTTATAGAACCATTGAATGTAGAAACACCCGATACATTGAGATCATCTAACTCAGTCTGACCATCTACATCTAAGTTACCATTAGCATCAATAGTACCAGAAACAGTCAAAGAACTTAAAGTTCCGAGTGATGTAATATTAGGTTGAGCAGCAGTATTAACGGTTCCTGCTAAGTTACCAGTAAATGTTGTGGCAGTAATAGCACCACTTACATTTACATCATCAAGTTCAGTATGCCCATTAACATCTAATTTTCCTATTGGTGCTGCACTTCCGATACCAATGGCATTTTGAACAAATAATGTAGATCCAAATGAAACGTTTTTGTTTACACCAAATCCACCATTGACATTAAGAGCTCCTGTATCAGGATCTCCTAAGGTATTATCAAGTAAATTGGTAAAGGTGTTGATACCAGTGAATGTATTTTCACTTCCACTTCCTTCAACTTCTAAACCACCAACAAATAGACGATTGGCAATATGTACATCACCAGTAGTAACCGTTACAAGTCCTACAAAAGTAGATACTCCAGAAACATTAAGATTATCTAACTCAGTATGACCATCAATATCAACGTTACCATTGAAATCAGCAGCACCAGCAAAAGTCGATACTCCAGATACATTTATACTATCAAGTTCAGTATGTCCAGTTACATCTAGTCCACCACGAAGAGTTGCTGCATAATTTGTATTGACAACATTAGAATTTACCTGAATTGCATTACCCATGTAATTATGGGCAGTGCATTGATAATGAAGAACTGTTGGAGTCTCATCACTTACTGTAATCTCAGTATAAGTATTCTGGAAGCTTACTCCTGATGTATATTCTGTGGTCTTATCTGCTTCAAGATAGAACTTGAGGGGATGACTTCCCGTATTATCATTCGTAAATCTATAAGTTCTTCCAGGTGTTAATGTTAAAAATGGTGCCTGCACACCGTTGATTGAATATCCAAGACCACTTCCCGTTCCATTATATCTATGAGAAGAATCTTTACTTACAACAGAAACAGTAAATGTAACTGTACTACCAAATGGTGCTTGCAGATAATCAAAATCTGCAAAGGCAGAGGAAGATGTAATTCCAGTAACTTCTAGAGTATCAAATGTTGGAGTATCACTTGATGTAATCGTAGAAGCAGTACCTGCAGCTGATACAGTTATATTATTACCTACAAAATTTAAGGACTCAATTGTAGTTCCTACAACAGATCCCTCTTCTCGAATTTCATTTAGACCACTACTAGGTAGATTAGTTAACTGAGATCCATCACCAAAATAGGTTACAACACCAGAAACTGCAGTTATAATACCAGAAGATACTTCAACAGTTCCTAAAGTTGCGATACCAGATGCACTTAAATTTCTAGTGGTTATATCTGTTCCAAAAGTAGTATCTCCTACTGTCAGTTCACCAGAGACAATTACATCTCCCCTAACATCCAACTGCTTTGAAGATTCAAATATCGTTGTGCCAATGCCAACACGACCGACTACCTCCAGTACCTTTTCGTCCTGGGTACTACCTTCTATACCAATTTTTTGCTGCTGCTGTCTGCCGCTAAGAAAACGTACTGGTGCTGCCATTTTTCTACTTTAAAATATTAGAGATTAGATGTTTCCAGAATACTTGAGATATATTTCAAGTCAGTAGCAGTACTACCAACTATTGTCAATGTGTCACCAGTTTCTACAACTAGTTTTCCTGCAAGTAAATTTGCAGTGTCATTTGCCGGGATTGCCAAATCCTTGACAATCTCAGTATCGGTCCCACTTCTACGATGACCGAAAGTTAATGTCTGAGTCGATGACCCAATATTTGTTACCTGTGCCAAAAGGACAACACCCGTATAACCGACAGGTGCCGTATAAATTCCAACTGTGCTTGTTCCAACTACGTTCGTAATAGTTTGGAATACATTTACTGCTGCCGCTGCGACTGCCATTTGATTAATCTCCTCCTAATGCAAGAATGAATGGTGTTACTTGTGTGAATAAACTCTTAATGTAAACGTTTCCGGACACAGTTCCGGTTGATTGATTGATCACAACACCATCACCAATTCTAAAGTTACCTCTTTGATCCGTACTAGTGTAATTAATTCTAGCACCGTCATCAGTGATTACTTCATTTTCTTGAATAGTAATTCCACCTCTTGATGGATATGCAGTTTCAATTGTGTTGCCAGCACCAACGTATTGGAACGACTGAGAACTTACAATTTGTAAACTCTGTCTTGCGAAGAAGGCAGTGCTTCCAACTCCAACTTCATTATTTAGATTTTGTACCAGACTGATAGTTGTTATACCAGCAACTGGTGCGGTTGCTTCAAGAACATCATAATAAATTGCCTCTATTGTTGCCGTTGCTGCGGCATTAGATCCACCACCACCAGAGAAAGAAACACTAGGAACACTCTCATATTGTGATCCGGCACTTCTTACGGTAACCACTGTCACTGCACCATTTTCAATAGTTGCCGTTGCCTGTGCAGGAACAGCAACACCAGGACCAGTTGGAGAATCAATAGTTACAACAGGAGGACTGGTGTAACCCGATCCACCATTTGTAACAGTAATGTCTTTCACAACAAAATACTTACGATCAAAATATACTGCCTGTCCATCATATGGACGATTGTTTCCTACACCAGAAACAACAATTTGATTTTGACTGACTGCCGCAGTAGAATTTACAGATCCAGTATAACGATCAACACACTTAGATGTTTGATCACCAGTTCCCTCGGCAACTAATCCTTTTGTTCCAAAGGAAGTGTTGGAGTTTGTCAAATCACACTGCCCACCACCTCCAGTATAAACTGCAATATCATCACAAATAGTGAAAAGTGAAACTAACTGGGCATAGGCACCATTAGTCACCGAAACTCCAATACCACCTTGATTATATTGAGTATAAGAGTCAACGTTAAATGAACCTTGAACACCTATATTGTTTACTTGATCTCCCTCATCAGCATTAAATCCATCAATTCTAGCACCAATACTATCCTTGATAAAGTTAGTACAGTTTCTTATGTAAGGACCCTTGGTGATAATACCAGTCCCTTGTAAAGGACTAGATGATGCTGTAAGAATACCAGAGTTGATTGCTCCATTATTACCAGGGAAGTTTGTATTGATACCTGCTCCTCCCAAAGCACTTAACCCATTCCCAATAACAGTGGTTACAATTCCGGCACAAGTATGAACTGCTGAATGAACATTTGCACAATTCCCAGAATCATATTGTGATCCATCAATTTGAATGCTTTCATCCTTTACTTGTGTATGGGCAGATGCATATACTCCACCACCACTCTTTTGATAAGAAACATTATTGATACATGATCTAGCAATACCAACGGAGAACTTAATAGCTTCTACAGTCGCATCCTTTACACTATATCCATTAGGATCATTTCCGGTGATATGTTGTAGTGCTCCGGCAGTAGTATAATATGATTTACCAGCACCTACACACTTAGAGTTACCACCTCTTGTGATGTCGTGACAGATTGCTCTGTAAATATCTTTGATATCATCTCTACAATTCTGTGGATCTGTTGGAGTTCCACCGGCATCAACAACTTGGAAAGCAGGGTTTTTATAATCCGTACTTGTCAAATATCCTACTGCTTGACTTGCAATAAAGTCTAGATTTTGACGAATCAATCTTGCACCATCAAAGAATCTATCTGATGAAACACCTACAAGTGGTCTAAATGCAATAACTGCAGATCCGCCTGTCATTGGACCACCGACAAAACTTAAGTCAGTAATGTGAGATCCTTGACCAACGTAGAATAAGTCACTACCAGCATTTTGAGGTGCTACCAGACAACGACGAAGTTCTGTTCCTTCTACCGAAACATTGTCTGGAAGATTGATTGGATTGTTTTCTGTATAAGTTCCGGGATAAACTTTTACAGTGTCACCAGGAGATGCTAATGCAACGGCAGATTTAATTGTTGCCTTTGCATTATTTTCATCCAATCCAGTATTGTCATCATTACCGTTTTCAGAAACGAATAATGTTTTTCCAACAAAAGTTGTGCTACCCGCACCTACTTCTATAACTCTTGTTGCAATTCCTACTTGTCCATCATGACCAGTCGTTTGATCCTGTTTGAAAAAGATCTTACCATCATAAAAGTTAACAGCTAATTCACCTAACTGTAACTGTTCTTTTGTTGGTTTTTTGCCAGCGACCGCTGACCTCTTTATCCTAATCGGAGTGGCCATTTATTCTTCTGTCGGTATGTACCGGTTCAGAACAGTATATACTGTCCTTTTCATTTATTTATAAAAACTCAAGACGCATTGTTGCGTCTTGATCCATAACGATAAAGGTTTGCCACTGGTTCTGGTTCCATCCACTTCTGGATTCTTTCATAACGGTCAATATCAAAAAACTCCTGTGAAAGATACCAGTCTTCCATAGGAGAATATGCTTTATCTTGATTACATTTGTGGCAGGCACACAGACAATTCTTAGTGAAGTCTGTTCCACCCTTTGCTCTCGGAACGATGTGGTCTATTGTGAGTTCATGCTCAGACCCACAATAGGCACACTCCCAATCCCATTCTTCCTTTATCTTTTGCCTCCATAATCTTTTTGCTTCTGCGGAACAAGTTGTGTGGAGGTTAAAGACATAGGCTTGAAAGGTATTGTAGAGAGGCATAAAAGATTGCGTCTTACAATTATTTATGCATACCTCCCTTTATTTGCATCGTAATTTTGTTGGACTTCTGATGCGGTTAAAACTTTACTATAAATTCGACATATTGATATTTTACCATCAAAAAATCTATCCCTGCTCACCGTTGAGGAGGTATTATCTTGAATGCAACCTATAAGTTTATTATCAGAATCCCATGTTTGTGCTGCCATAGTACCTGTTGTTGATGAAGTTGATTTTTGTTCTCCATTTAAATATAAAACAAATCCAGAACTACTATCATAAGTTGCTATCACATTATACCAAGTATTAATATTAATACTATCAGCACCACTTCCAACGGGACTAATCCAACTACCCATATTCGTCCTTACACCCACTTCTTTATCATCCAAACTATCACCAAAAACTATAAAAAAATTACGACCCCCACCACCTAAAAGCACCTTAGACTTTTTTGAATTAGTACCACCATCAGAAGGTAAATTATTAGCATTAAACCAAAACTCTACAGTAAAATTATTAGATCCGTTGAATAAAGCATCACTAATATTACTATCTGCTGTGTAGGGAATTTTGACATTATCATTAGTCCCATCAAAAACAAAAGACCCACCATCACCAGAGTTATGAGTAGATCCATCGATAGTTCCATAATTACTTCCAATCAAATCAGTCCAGGAAGTTCCACTACCAGGATAAGACTTAGTATTCCCAGCATCTAGTGCTAATACAAGTCCGTCCTCAACTACATTTGGTCCTGCTGCTGCTCCCATTATGCATACCTCCCTTTGAGTGCATCGTAATTTTGTTTAACCTCTGCTGCTGTGAGTGATCTATTGTAAACGGATATTGATGAAATAAAACCATCCCATACTTCATCACCAGTACTAGCACTAGATATACCTCCTCCCCCAAAACTCCAGTTAGTAAAATTATGAGAGTCACTATATGATGAAGAAGAGGTATGTACTAATTCACCATCAACATAAAAACTTATAGGACCGGTATGTGTATGTGTAGCTACAAAATTATACCAAGTATCTACTACTGCCGTAAAAGAACTGTTAGGAACAAATTCATTGGGATCATATATCATAAAGTCATCATTTAAGAGAGCAAACAAAAAATTATCATTCTCTTGATCAATCATAGATTGATAACCTGAAACGTTTGGTGTTCGACACCAAACCGAATATGTAAAAGTTGGAAATGGTGAACTATTAGGATTAGGAATAAAAGCTTCTGGAAGACTAAAATAACCTCCATTATTACTAGAATAAGTATTCCTACCACTACCAGTTTTTAGTGTCGCATCACCAAACGATCCTTCTGTTGCTATATTTTTCCAAGTAGTTCCACTACCAGGATAAGACTTGGTGTTCCCGGCATCTAATGCTATTACAAGTCCGTCAGTTACAATGCGTGGTGAGTGTGCGAGTCCCATTATGCGTACCTCCCTTTAGTTGCATTGTAGTTTTGTAAGACTTCTGCTGCTGTGAGTGCTTTGTTTTTGTAAATACGAACAAGTGAAAGGTCACCGTCATAATAGTATGAACCGTTTCTACTACGGGCTATGCGAAGTTGAGCGGTGCTATTGAAATCTGTGTCTACGGTGCCTGTTCCATCTAAAGACCCATCTTTATAAATTTTAAATTGATTGGTCCCTGTCCCTTCGCGCACAAAAATCAAATGCTCCCAGACATTCAAAGTCGTTGAACTAACCGCATTCGCATAACCGCCACCTGAATCTTGTGCCCAAAACTTAATTTTAGCAGAGCTATTAAAACTAATGTCAAAAGTGCCTGTGCCTGTGTTATTGGTGCCGATAATTGTTTCGGCTGGTGATTGTGTATGAGCCCTGAACCAAATCTCTATACTGAAGGGATCTGTGCCAAAACTTGTCCATCCAGAAGAGTTTTCATAATACTCATTAGACCCGTTGTAGTGAGTAGAGTTAAAGGTGGTATTCCATTGTGGGCTACCGTATCCGGTAAAATGTATATTATTGATCAAGTCATACCAATTATAAGTATATTGACCCGAATGAGACTTAGTATTTGCAGAATCAAGTGCTAATACAAGACCATCAGTAACTGTTCTAGGGTTATAACCAACCGCCATTATTCATCGATACTTTTCTTGTATTTATCAAATAAACCCACCCATATCATAGATGTACATTCTACCCATCATAATCCAGTACGATGTGAACAAATCCTCAAAGTGTTCTGCAAAAAAACTGAACTTCTCATCAATGATTTCTCTACCAATCACCTCAAAGTGTGCCTTGGAACAAGCAAAGAATTCTTCTAGTGCTTCTTCATCTCCCTGTTTAAACCCACGCACATAAAGATCCCGTGCCGCATTCATAATTTCATGACACTCTTTCGGTAATACAATCTCTGTTCCATTAGGTAGTGGCAAGACTTTACTTTTGATCGTACCCATTGAGAGTTTCATACATTCTCTACTCTGCTCAACTGATAATGCCCTCTCATCACCATCTCTGAATGCATGTTGCACACAACCATTGGTACATTCCATCACACGAACCAAAGCAGTTGCATCGAGTACTTCTTCAGTCTGCATACTCCACAGGTCTTTCCAATACTTATAATACTGCTTATTAACTTCCATAAAAAAGAGGGTCAGTAGACCCCCTAGTATATCATCTTTAGTTATTTTTGTAAAGATCTTCTAGTTTATCCCTAGAGAGATCAACATACATTACTTCATCACCTGGATCAGGTGCTTCTGGATGACGTGGTTTAGGTGGTTCGTTCATCATCTTATTGATGTCACGAATGTTAGACCACATCAGAGCAAAAGCACCTCCTGCAATAAGAGAAAAACATACACCGTAAACAAAAACAAGATAGTGGTTCACAGTGCATTACCACGAGGAAGAACTTCTTCAGGGAATACAAAGTTCTCATGCGGTTGGTCAACTGGTGCCATCCAGGCACGGAGACCTTCATTCAAGAGAATGTTCTTGGTGTAGAACGTTTCGAACTCTGGGTCTTCTGATGCTCGGATTTCCTGGGAAACAAAGTCATAAGCCCTAAGGTTGAGAGCAAGACCAATAATACCGATGGAACTTGTCCACAGACCCATAACAGGAACAAAGAGCATAAAGAAATGCAACCACCTCTTATTGCTAAACGCAATACCAAAGATCTGAGACCAGAAACGGTTTGCCGTAACCATTGAGTAAGTTTCTTCCTCTTGAGTAGAATCAAATGCCTTGAAAGTATTTGCTTGCTCACCATCTTGATAAAGTGTATTTTCAACAGTTACACCATGAATTGCTGAAAGCAATGCTCCACCTAAGATACCAGCAACACCCATCATATGGAAAGGGTTGAGCGTCCAGTTATGGAAACCCTGTAGGAAGAGTAGGAAGCGGAATATCGCAGCAACACCAAACGACGGTGCAAAGAACCAGCTGGACTGTCCGAGTGGGTAAATGAGAAAAACACTGACAAAAACAGCGATAGGCCCAGAAAACGCAATAGCATTGTACGGTCGGATTCCGATAAGACGTGCGAGTTCGAACTGACGAAGCATGAAACCAATCAGAGCAAAGGCACCGTGGAGAGCAACAAAGGCCCAAAGCCCTCCAAGTTGGCACCACCTGATGAAGTCGCCCTGAGACTCAGGACCCCAAAGTAGAAGAAGAGAATGACCCATAGCATCAGCAGGCGTTGACACAGCCGCTGTGAGAAAATTAGCACCCTCAAGATAACTACTTGCGAGTCCGTGGGTGTACCACGACGTAACAAAAGTAGTACCAGTGAGCCAGCCACCAATTGCAAGATAAGCAGTGGGAAAAAGTAATAGTCCAGACCAGCCCACAAAGACAAAACGATCCCGTTTAAGCCAGTCATCCAAGACATCGAACCATCCTCTCTGCGAAATTGGGGGTGAAAGAGACGAAGTAGTCATAAAGTTTTTTGAAGTTAACTTCTCATATTTAGTTTACACTTCTTTACATGAAAAGTCAATGAGAAGTTATGCCTACTTTTTTCTTTTGTTTTAACCAGTAAAGTTGTGGCCAAGTATCTCTAATGATCTCGGCCATTTTATACGGAGTTTCTGAAGTGATCACCGACCCTGAACAGACTCCCAATCTTTTTGGAAAAGATCAAGACCTTGATCAGTCAACACATGCTTATACATTCCCCAGAATACTTTAGGAGGAATGGTGCAGATATTTGCTCCAGCATCAAAGCAACGTCCAACTTGATGAACATCACGAACTGATGCAGCAAGAACCTGTGTAGTGCTGAAGTGTTGATTATAAAGACTGGCAATAGTTTGAACCAGTGCAACTCCAGAGACGGAGTTATCATTCATTCGTCCCACAAAAGGAGAAACATATGCGGCACCAGCACGACGTGCAAGGATTGCCTGTGCTGCAGAGAAGATCAAGGTAACATTAACCTTTTTTCCTGTAGCGGAAAGTGCAGTACATGCTTTCAGTCCTTCAACAGTACAAGGAACCTTAATGGTAACATTCCAAATACCATCAAATGCCTTTGCCTGATCAATCATCTCCTCTGCAGTATCGGCAACAACCTCTGCAGAAACAGATTCAAAATGATTAGAAATTGCAGCAATCTCTTTAATCACTTCTACAGGATCACGTCCACTCTTTTTGATAAGAGTAGGATTAGTCGTGATCCCTTCAATCATTCCGGTTTCGTGTGCCTTTTTGATTTCATCAATATCAGCAGTGTCTAAAAAAATCTTCATCAATCTACGTGTACGTGTCCAATCATACCGGCACCCTTATGAGGAGCACACCAGTATGTATAGTCACCTGCTTCAGTGAAGGTGACATCGAACTCTTCACCAGGAAGCAGTGCAAGTGCTTCGTGGTCGAGTTCAGGGTGATCCTCAACAATAACATTGTGAGGAGGGAGCATGTTGTTCACAAAGTGAACTGACTCACCTGCGGATATTGTAACATCTGCTGGGTCAAAAATCAAGTTACCACCTGACCCCATTTGAACATCTACTGCCCATGCGGGAGCAGAAAGAAAGAGTGTAGCAAGAAGTGCGAAGAAAAACTTCATTTAAGTTTACGCATCTTCAGTATATATTACTTCTGTATACCGTGATACCTGGGATTTGTGCGGACTTCCTCACTAACCATCTTACCAAATTCTGTCACACACTGACTCCATTCTTTTCTCAATTTTTTTGCTTTTTCTTCATCTTTTATTTCGTACTTCTGATCAAACCACTCATACCAAATCCTAGCGCATTCATCTGATTTTTTCTGAAGATGTGGTTCCCTGTACATTAGGAACCTCTGTTTGGGTTGTGTGCCCTAGACTACCATTACTATTTACCATATCATTCCAGTGTCTTACTGCGTTGGCAACGATAGCAATATTGGTAACCATGTAAGACACAAAAATAATGGTGCGTATGCCAGCAATAATATCTGCCTCTCGATCATTACTACCCTCCTTTGCCCCCAATGCCTTTGCCCATATTCTCCAAGCACTCTTTCTCCTTCCCATTTTTCTCCATAAAAAAAGAGGGTCAAACGACCCCCCTATTATATCATATTTATTCTATTCTACAGGACAGTTTTTTAAAACCTCCCTACAAATTTTTTTACAAACTGCCTGATTATCATCACACTCAATCAAACAATCATAGTAATCGTTAATTACATCAGACTCCTCCATTGATCGATCCAGTGTTCTATTTAATCGTTGGAATGATTGCTTCCAACCAGCAAGTTGATTATGCGAAATTAAATTATGCATAATACCTCCACTTAGTTCAACAAATAACAAAGTTAAATTTTTTAGTTCACTTTGCTATTCTCCAATTCTACCATTATATAGAGAAAATGTATGGAATTACACATAAATTATAAAACTTTTATGTCTTTTTTACATAAGTACAAAAAAAGAGACCCGAAGGTCTCTTTCTTGTT